GGATATATAAATGTTGTAGCAGTTATGCAGAAGTTCTTTGACCAAGCAATTTCTGGCAACTGGAGTTATAATCCTGCTGACTATCCAGACAATGATGTACCTGTAAGTGTTATGGCACAAGACCTATTAACTACTTACAAGTATGGATGGAAGACATCATACTATCAGAATACTAATGATATGAAGAGTGATGAGATAGAAGAACCAGCACATACAGTTGGTTGGCATGATAATGTACCAGAGACACCTAGTAAAGTAGAGTGTTTATTAGCAGACCTAGAATCAGAAGAGGAGTGTGAATCCTGTGCCATCTAATACCTTAACTGGGATGACAGTATTTAATACTGAACCCCATGACACCAAGAAACAACCTATGTTCTTTGGTAAACCTTTAGGAGTACAAAGATATGACGAATACAAGTATCCTATATTTGAACGTCTTACAAAGACACAGTTAGGATATTTCTGGAGACCTGAGGAGGTATCTCTACAGAAAGATTTTGGTGACTTCAAAGATTTAAGACCAGAACAAAAGCACATCTTTACTTCTAACTTGAAGTATCAGATCATGCTTGACTCTGTACAAGGTAGAGCACCTGGTATGGCATTCATTCCTTACTGTTCACTTCCTGAGTTGGAAGCATGTATGGAGTGTTGGTCGTTCATGGAAATGATACATTCGAGATCTTACACATACATAATTAAAAATGTATACCCTGATGTAGGAGAAGTTTTTGATACTATCTTAACTGATCCTAATATATTACAAAGGGCAGCAAGTGTTACAGAATCTTACGATAACTTCATAAACGCTGCACATGAATGGGATACAGGTAACCTATGGAAAGAAGACCGTAAAGGTACTTTCCTTGCTTCTTATGAAATGAAGCATCTTAAACGTTTACTTTATCGTGCTATTGCTAATGTCAACATCCTCGAAGGTATTAGATTTTATGTCTCGTTCGCTTGCTCGTTTGCATTTGGCGAACTCAAACTTATGGAGGGATCCGCTAAAATTATCTCTCTCATCGCCAGAGACGAAAACCAACATCTTGTCATCACGCAGAACATCCTTAATAAGTTCCGTGACGGTGATGACCCAGAGTTTGCAGAAATTGCTAGAGAAGAAGAAGCAAACGTAATTGAGATGTTTAGGAAGTGTGTAGATGAAGAGAAAGCATGGGCAAACTATCTGTTCAAAGAAGGAACCATGATAGGTTTGAATGAGAAACTACTACACAACTACGTTGAATGGATTGCTAACCGTCGTATGAAAGCGATAGGTATCAAACCAATATATGATGTACCTGCTAAGAACAATCCATTACCATGGACTGCCCATTGGATATCATCCAAAGGTTTACAGGTTGCACCACAAGAGACAGAGGTAGAAAGTTATGTCGTCGGAGGAATCAAACAAGACGTTAAAAAAGACACCTTCTCAGGATTCAAACTCTGAGATAGAGTGGGATCTAGAAGAGTGTAAGAAAGCAATTCTAGATGCTGCTGATGATTATGACAAACTAGTTGGAGGTTAAATGGCATTCCCATACCTACATTCTATTCCTTTATTATCATGGGATACAAATAAGGTGGAGAGATTCTATCCACCTATTGATCTTCGTACATTAGAAGATAAAATTGAACAACTCAAAAGGAGAAAACGATGGCAATGAATAAGCAAACTAAATTAATGTTTGCACTTGAACATGTAGCACACTTACATGATCTCTTTGAAGACAATGAGTTTGAGAAGTATCTCCAAGATGCAGTATTTCAAATTGAGTTTGAATGTGAAAGACAACTAAAACTTGAACTAGATAAAAAGAATCTACCATACCCTTATGAAGATCGAGTTTGAAAAACAATTTGGTAAAGGAACAGACCCTTGGTATGCAAAGGCAGAGAGGTGGGCGAAGAAGCAACGCTTCCCCATCTCTTTTTTATTGTTAGGATTTATTGACTACTTGAAAAAGAAATGGATTGATGTTAAAATATATAATACAATGCAAGACGTTGACCGACAGGCAGACGATCTTCTAAAACAATGGGAGGAAAATGACACTCAATGCACCCCACACATCGTGGAGAAAGGAGTATTTGGAGATGAAGGCTGGTCTATCGAAATTACAAATCCAATTGTTGAAAGAGGGTCCTCATCAACTAGCACAGGCATGGTTGCTCCAAGCGATGCACAACGATTACAAGAGGATGAAGGGAATTAAAGAACCTCCTGTTGGTCGTGGATATCAAACTACACTAAAGGAGTTCTTTAAGAGACATGGATAATATACCAAACGACTTGTGGCAAGACATGTCAAAACTTAATGCACTTTATGGTGAGATGTGTTGGGGTCACGAAGACATCTTAGAGTTCTCTGCTGACTATGAGAATAATAGAATAATAATAAGAAACAAAACTATGGAAGGGAGGATATGGGATCTTCCTAATGAGTTAGTGTAATGGTAGTATGGGGTGTAGTATGGATGGTATTCATACTGGTAGTAATAGTATCATCATACATCTACTATATACTTCGTATGGCATATAGAGAATGAAAGTCGTAATTACACCTGACAATAGTGATGATGATATCATCTCTGAAATAATGACTCTTACACGTAAACTAGGTGGAGAGTTAGAAAGATCCACATGCATAGATGAGAAATCTGGTATGAAGTGGAAGAAAATAATTATTACATATGATTTAAAATGAAGAAAGTTGTTCCTATACTTGGCATCATTGGTGGTGCTACTGCAATATTTTGGTGGGGTCTCCTTGGTTGGGTAGAGTTCACAGGAGTAAAAGATAAATTAGATAAAGAATATCAAGAAGAATTAACACGACAAATTCGTGATGAGATTGCAGTTCAATTACTTGAAACCAAGACAGGTGGAGTAGTACGAGCTAAATAACCATAGTGATAGTGTTATTATGTACGACAATCCATGGTGGTATCAAGATGAGATCTTTAATGAAGAACATATCAATGGTTACTATGGCTTTGTCTATTGTATAACAAACAGTGCAACATCTAAAAAGTATATCGGACGGAAATATTTCTGGAGTTTTAGAAAGAAGAAAGGACATAAAAGAAAATCAAAACAAGAATCTGATTGGAAGAAATATTATGGTTCATGTCCAGAGTTGAAAGAAGATATAAAGAAACTAGGTAAAGAACATTTTAATAGAGAGATTTTAAGTTTACATACCACCCTAGGTAAGACAAACTATGAAGAGACACGCTTGCTATTTAATAATAATGTATTAACTGAAAGCTTGACAGATGGTTCACCTGCATACTATAATTCAAATATATTAGGTCGATATTATCGAAAGGATTACTTTCAGTATCTATCGTAACATTCAATAAATAACAAGAACAGGATGTACAAACCTCATGATAAACGTCGAGATGGATTAATCATCTTGCTAGAATCCCTCCACAAACCAGATACAAAATTGCGTGGATGTGCCTATAATCAAGGGTGCTACGAGGAGTTAATGATGTGGAGAGAAGAGTTGATAAAGTATCTTGAAGACCGTCTAAAAGAACTGGACGGTTGACAAACCTGTTAACTTGTAGTAAACTCTATCTGTTACGATACAACTATGTCTAGTACAAAGTTCTATTCAAAGTTCAAAGATGAACTTGCTAAACTCAATGATGCTGTAGAAGGAAACGTATCACTTGATATTGAATATCCCAAACTGTATCAGAAATTAACCAGATTCTATGAAGATCGAGGTCTTCAGTTATACCAAGACCCAGAAGATGATTATAATGTCATCTTAGATCAAGTAGAAGTTGATTTACTTGAGTATTTCGTTTATCCGTAATGTACATTTATGTTTAAGGTTCCATATTATTTCATTCATATAGACAAATGGGCAGATCATAAACGATCTGTCCTTTCCAATCTTAAGGTAAAGAGTCCAGAGAAAGTACCTAAGACCAATGATTCAGTTGTTACTAGTTACTGGGATGAGTTTGATTACAATGAACATATTGAGTTCTTAAATTTAATTCATGGTTACATT